TTATAACAGAGTCTTTAGTGTATAGAGCATTTCGATAGCTTGGCGTGGCGTCAGGTTGTCCACGTCGAGCTTGCCGATCTTCTCGATCACCGGATGCGGCAGGCTGGCGAACAGGTCGCTCTGGTGCGGCGTGCTGGGCGCTCCCGGGCTTGCTGGCGCGGTTTCGTGGGGCAGGCTGTTGGTTTCCAGGCGGCCCAGGTGCTCGCGGGCTCGCTGGATCACCGGTGCCGGCACGCCTGCCAGTTGTGCCACTGCCAGGCCGTAGCTCTGGCTGGCAGGCCCTGGCAGCACATGGTGCAGGAACACGATGCGTTCGTTGTGCTCGGTAGCGTTCAGGTGCACGTTGGCCACCAGCGGCTCGCTTTCGGGCAGCACGGTCAGTTCGAAGTAGTGCGTGGCGAACAGCGTGTAGGCGCGCAGCTGGGCCAGGCGCTCGGCGGCGGCCCAGGCCAGCGAGAGGCCGTCGAAGGTACTGGTGCCGCGGCCCACTTCGTCCATCAGCACCAGGCTGCGTTCTGTGGCGTTGTGCAGGATGTTGGCGGTTTCGCTCATCTCCACCATGAAGGTAGAGCGCCCACCGGCCAGGTCGTCGCTGGAGCCGATACGGGTGAAGATGCGGTCGACCAGCGACAGCTCGCAGCTGGCGGCCGGCACGAAGCTGCCGATATGCGCCAGCAGCACGATCAGTGCGGTCTGGCGCATGTAGGTGGACTTACCACCCATGTTCGGGCCGGTGATCACCAGCATGCGCGTGTTGTCGTCCAGGCCCAGGTCGTTGGCCACGAACGGCGTGGTCAACACCTGCTCGACCACCGGGTGGCGACCCTGGCTGATGCGCATGCACGGTTCGTCGACGAATGTCGGGCAGTTGAGGTCAAGGTTCAGCGCACGCTCGGCCAGGTTGCTGACCACATCCAGTTCGGCCAGCGCCGCGGCGGTGTCCTGCAGCGGGGCCAGGTGGCCGATCAGGGTTTCGAGCAACGCATCGTAGAGCATCTTCTCGCGCGCCAGGGCGCGGCTCTTGGCCGACAGCGCCTTGTCTTCGAACGTCTTGAGCTCTGGGGTGATGAAGCGCTCGGCGCCCTTGAGGGTCTGGCGGCGGATGTAGTCGGCCGGCGCCTGTTCGGCCTGCTTGCTCGGCAGCTCGATGAAGTAGCCATGCACGCGGTTGTAGCCGACCTTGAGGTTGGCAAGGCCCGTGCGGGCCTTTTCACGGGCTTCGAGGTCGATCAGGAACTGCCCGGCGTTCTCGCTCATCGACAGCAGGTCGTCGAGCTCGGCGTCATAGCCGACCTTGAGCACGCCGCCATCACGGATCACCGCAGGCGGGTTGTCGATGATCGCCTTCTGCAGTAGGTCGGCCAGTTCCGGGTAGGTACCGGCGATGGCCGCCAGGCGCGCCAGGTGCGGTGCCTCCAGCTCGGCCATGGCGTTCTGCAGTTCAGGCAGCGCGCCAAGCGCGTCGCGCAGGCGCGCCAGGTCCCGTGGGCGAGCATTGCGCAGGCCGATACGGGCGAGAATCCGCTCGATATCGCCGATGTCCTTCAGTTGCGGTTGCAGCTTCTCGAAGCGGTAGCCGTCGAGCAGGCAGCGAATCGAGCTCTGGCGGGCCTGCAGCACCTTCAGGTCACGCAGCGGCCGGTTCAGCCAGCGGGTCAGCAGGCGGCTGCCCATGGCGGTCTGACAGCGGTCGATCACCGATTGCAGGGTGTTGTCGCGGCCCCCGGCCAGGTTGACGTCCAGCTCCAGGTTGCGCCGGCTGGCGCCGTCGAGCACCACGGTGTCGTCCAGCCGCTCGTGCTTGAGGCTGCGCAGGTGCGGCAGGGCGGTGCGCTGGGTTTCCTTGGCGTAGGCGAGCAGGCAGCCGGCGGCGCCGATGGCCAGGGTCAGCTTCTCGCAGCCGAAGCCCTTGAGGTCCTGGGTTGCGAACTGCTGGCACAGGCTCTTGCGCGCCGAGTCACGGTCGAAGTCCCACGGCGCGCGGCGGCGCGAGCCACGGCGCTTCTCGGCGGGCAGGCCCTGGGGCCAGTCGTCGGGGATCAGCAGCTCCACGGGGTTGACCCGCTCGAGCTCGGCCAGCAGGTTTTCCCAGCCCTTGAACTCCTGCACGGTGAAGTTGCCGCTGGTGATATCCAGCACGGCCAGGCCGAACAGGCGTTCGTCACCCAGTACGGCGGCGATCAGGTTGTCGCGGCGCTCGTCGAGCAGGGCTTCGTCGCTGACCGTGCCTGGGGTGATGATGCGCACCACCTGGCGTTCCACCGGGCCCTTGCTGGTGGCCGGATCGCCGATCTGCTCGCAGATCACCACCGATTCGCCCAGCTTCACCAGCTTGGCCAGGTAGCCTTCGGCGGCGTGGTAGGGGATACCGCACATGGGGATCGACTGGCCCGCTGACTGCCCGCGGGCGGTCAGGGTGATATCCAGCAGTTTGGCGGCCTTCTTCGCGTCTTCGTAGAAGATCTCGTAGAAATCGCCCATGCGGTAGAACATCAGCTGGTCCGGGTGCTGGTTTTTCAGCTTCCAGTACTGCTGCATCATCGGGGTGTGTGTGGATAATTCAGAAATTGCTTTATTCATCAATGCCTTAGGGCGTTTCCTGCTAAGGTTTGGGGCAATAATGGGGCGTTTCGCAGATGAAATTTTTTTGAGAGCTGGTCAACTGCGGTGCCAGTCACTAGCATGAGGGTGCGAGGATACATCAACGTTTGGCTTCAATGCATCCGATCTAGGGGGCGAGCGGCGGTTGCTCTAGACGCATGTGGAAAGTAGAATCTTGAATACCCGCCCCAGAGAATGCTCACCTAAGCATGGAGTCTAGTATTGCTTAGGTGAGTATTTTTACCCCTGTGCTAGCCGTGCTTTGCAGGGTGTTGATGGCCAAGGATAGCCGTTCAAGGAGGCATTTCATGCCCGTTCCTCAGCTCGCCACTGCGAGTATCACTGACCGCATTCAGCGTCTTGGTGAGAAGGAGTTGTTCACTCGCTTTGATGTTAAAGCAATCGAGAACGACATTGACAAGCTTCAGAAAGTGAGTGCTGTTGAAGCATTTATGCTTTCAGGCATGCTTTATGCCGCTATCGGCAACTATGAAGAGTCAAAGGCTAAGCACGAGAAAAGTTTGCTACTTCCGCATGATTTCGTACAGTTGGTTAACTATGGGATTTCCATGCGTCGGCTAAGCCGCCTAAATGAAGCAAAGGATTTGTTTCGGCGCGCTTTAGATAAAAATCCCGGTTCGGTAGCGTTGTTACAAAAGTACATCCAAAGCTCTACTTTCCTTCTTGATTATAGTGGGTTGGATGAGGTTTTAGCACGTTTTGCTAAAGCAAATCCTAATATTGATCTTGATAAATTTGAGTGGATGGAAACAACTTCTTCTATCTTGATGCATCTTGAAGCTGTATCAATTGAAATGGACGCATATAGCCTTTTTGGTCAGCATGTTCAGCAGGTTCTTCAAGAGTACTCTGTTCGCAATAATAATTTGCATGAACGAATGGGTAAGTTTGAGGGGACTGAATATGTATATGTCGAATTTCTTGTGAAAGTGTCGGCCTCGTCTGTTCTTACCAGTATGAATGAGAGGCTTGCGGAATTGGTTTTGTCTGATGATCGAATTGAATGCTGGGATAAAGTGGTAATTAACTTTACTAGCTTCAATAAAGATACTGATAGCGAAGCTGCTTGAATTTACAGTGATAGAGATTGGGTTAAGGATAGAGAGTTGGCTATTACGCATAGGGACATGATTACAGTTGCGCAGAATTTGTTCACTAATGAGAATGATTCTGTAAGCGAAGCTGCACTTCGCAGCTGTATGTCAAGGGCATACTATGGTTTCTATCATGTTGCAACAGAATACGCGGAGCTTGTTGGGGATCCGCCCCCTAGCGCGCTTGGGGGCACCACTCATTCCAAACTTGGAGTGTTCTATCAGGCGAACAAGGTCACTGATAAAGCCCTCCAACTGAAAATGAAGCAAATTGGTTGGTCTCTGAAATCACTTCATGAGTTACGTTGCAAGGCTGATTACCATATCGGAAGTAATATTGTTAATAATGATGCGGCTGATTGCTTGGCAAGATGTATAAATAAAATCGAGCTTGTAGAAGAGTTGCTAAAGTCGCAAAAAACTTGCCCTTGAGGTTTGCATTCCTCTCCAGATTCTATCCAGCTCTATCGGTGACTCGTCATCCATCCACTTTGCGTAGACTTGTACTAGCATCGTAAAATCTTTATGGCCCATTTGTTTGGCAATGAATGCAAGGTTGCCACGGGCCGTTAGGCACCAGCAGGCATAGGTGTGCCTTGTTTGATAGGGGCGCCGTGGTCGAATGCCGGCACGGCGCTGTATAGCAGCCCATTTTGTATTCCAGGCAGTCGAAACAAACCAATTATTGATCTCTCGCTTTCTTGCTTGTGTACGTGGTGAAAGAAGAGGTGTAACCGACGTGTCCCTCCACTCGTGCCGGTTGTGATAGACACGGATGTTGAGCCTCGGGTGGCGCTCTACCATCTCAATCAGCGTTTTGACTGCTTTTATAGCAGGCTCCATTAATAGTACCGTCCTCGGTTTTCCTGTCTTAGGCAGCTTGAAGGTTCCGTTCGCGGTGATCGCTCTGGTTATTTCGATCTTCCCAGCATCAACGTCAATATCTTCGACAGCTAGTGCGCATAGCTCCCCTGGCCGTAATCCTGTGTAGACGGCTAAAGTTATCGCTGCAATATCTTGCGGGTGAAGGCAACCCTTCGTTACTAGTTGATCAAATTCAGCGTAAGTAAGCGGGTCCGGCTCCTTCTCACTCATGGCGAACCGCGTGCAAGCAGCAGCGAGCCCGGCAATACAGTAGCTGTTATGCTCACACCATGTGAGGAACCCTGTGAATGTTGCAAGGTAGTGGTTGGCGGTAGAGGGGGCCCGTGTCTCAATAAGTTTGGCGCGCAGCACATGGATGTCCTCGGGTAGCAGAACACCAGCCAGTCGATCGTTGCCGATCAACTCGACGCATATGTCGATAGCGTAACCGTATTTTTCCTCGGTCATGGGTGTAAGGTCGATGGCCTTCAACGGTTTGTACCGTTCAGCCAGCGCCTGCAGGCGCTCGTCCTTCGCGCTACTGTAGTTTGCTGCATGCTTCGAGTTAGGGAAGTGCCGCCCATACTCGAAGGTGCCAACTTTAATTTCATGAAGAACCGCCGCCCTGAGCTGGGCGGCATGTTTTATGTTGGCTTTGGTCACCGGCAGGCCGAGAGATTCACGGCAGCGGATGCGGCGCCACATGAAGACGATCCGCAGGTTTCCGCCATGAATCTCGATGCCCGTGTGCTTAGCCAGCTCGGCCTCTAGGCCACTTGCGATGCGCTCTCGGCCCACTTGTCATACTCTGCCATGTTGATTGCGATACGGCCGTCTGGAGCTTTGCGCCAGACGCGGCCTTGTGCCCAGGTGCCATCCTTCACTTTGTGGCGGATGGCATCTTCGCTGTACCCAGTAAGTTCAGCGGCGCGTTTGATCATTACCCAACGTGGAACGCTCATGCGACCTCCCGCGTCTCGTGCTCTAAGTTCGGGGCCAACTCCTCCGCACTCGCCAGCCCCTGATTCAGCTCTACGTTTTGGCCCGCCCTCATGCCCGCCACCAGATCTTCGATGTTTGCTTCTGGCCCATTCCGGCTGCGCTCGGTGGCTGCCCCGTTCCCCTTCGTCAATTGATGTACGAAGGCATCTATCAAGTCGTGTTCCCTGGACTCAGTAACCGCTAATGCTCGCTCGTCGCTGCAGTTTTCGTCATTAGGTTCGTCCACCTCTGGTACCAGTTCCTGCAGCTTGTAGTGGACCTGGCCAACCCATGCTTGGGCGAAGTGGTTTCCCCGGGTTTCGGGGGTGAACCGGGCTTGGGGAAGCAAACCGCTTTTGATTTTGGCAACGTGCTCCCTCCTGGCGCTGGTCACCTTCACCAGCAAAGTGTCATAGGCGTACTTGGCAATTTCCTGCGCTGGAGACACGCCAATAAACAGCGCTCTTTCTCTGCGACCACCGGACGCTGCGTCCCAGTTGCTGTGGGTGAACCCTTTGCAGTTGAAGGCCTGGGCCACGACGTTAATCAGGTCTCGATCCCAGGAAGGCCGGCGGCATTTCACCTGGGCGCCATAGGTTTTACCCACGGAACTGATGTGCACGTCGAGTTCGGTGAGCCGGTATTTGCGCATCAGCTTCTGAGCTTGGCGCATCGCTGCAGCAGCTTCGTGTTCGTTGGAGCTGGCAGAAAGTGCAAGGCAGTGCTTGATCTTGCGGATGACGCGTTCACGTTCCTGATGATCATGTGTAGTGCTCATGCCGCATCTCCTTGCTGGATGGCCGAGCTGGGGCTGGCACGCAACTCTGCGTGAACACGGCTGGCGAGTTTCAGAAGGCCTTGGCATTCGGCGTATGCGCGTGCACACCACGGCTCGGTGCCTTGCAGCTTTTGCCAAGTGTTGCGGGCAAGGCGCAGTGTTTCCGCAGCGTTTGTAAGGTGTTCGTAATCAGCCTTCGTCACGGCGAGCCCGGTGTACGACATGATTCTGGCTTCAAGTTCTTCGATGTGGGCTAGCTGCTGACTCGTTGCCAGCAGGTGCGCCCGCTGTTCTGTCAGGCGTTCCTGGGCGATGGCGTCAATGTCTGCGTTCAGGGCGGCGATCTGCCTGGCATGGTCGGCTTCCCGCTGTGCGAGCCCCGCGGCTAAGCCGCTTTCTTTTGCTCGACGGCAAGCTGCGTTGAACAGGAATGGCAGTGCCGCCAGCGTGAACAGCCAGAGGGTGGCCAGGGCAAGGATGATTTGCTGTGGTTGCATGTGCTGTGCTCCAAAGTGTGCCCGCCGCTGGTGTAAGCCGTGGTGAGAGCGGCAGGGCGATTGCCCCTGTTGGCCGGGGCCGCCTTGTCATGCCGCTGACTGGGCTTGTGCGTCCAGATAGGCAGCGAGTTCATGCAGGTAAACCACGTGCTCAGCGCGTACAGAGCGGTGCAGCTTGCTCAGCTTGAGTGGGATACGGCCGGCGTTGATCAGGTTGCGCAGGTGCCGATCCGTCTTGATGTGCGGGAAGTAGTGCTCCCGTACTGCGCTCAAGGTTGGGCATGGCGTGGTCCACTGGCGTCGCAACTGGGCTAGCGTGTCGCTCATGCGTGCTCCCCGGTCCCCTCGGGATAACGTTGCAGCTTGTGGCTGATCAGCTCGGCTAGGTGCTCTTTGCTGCTGCCCATGGCTGCTGCGCACACTTCACCCAGCCCGTTCGTGACCACTGCGCCGAAGGGATGCACTTCCGATATGGTGGGGGTGATGTACGCAACCTGGCCGGGCCGTAGCACCGTGCCTACGTGGTCGAGTGCTTCCATCAGGGCAATGGCTTGTTGAGTGCGTCCGGCCTCTGTACGGCCGTTGGCTACGTCCTGAATGAAGTCGCGCAGGTGCAGATGGTTGGCCCGGTCGCCGCGTGGAAGGGTCAGTGATCCCGTCAGCCCCCGAAACGCTACCTTGATGTATGCATGTTCATCGCTCAACTCGACCTCAACATCGGCGTCAAACTGCGTTGTAGGACTATAGAGAGGGCACGTAATGGTGCCGCCTGCAGCAAGTACCTGGTGCAACAGGTCTTGCTTGGGGAAAGGAACGACGAAGGCGCTCATGCCGAGTTACCCCCGAGATGGTCGGTCCCAGGGCTGACAGCCTGCGCATTGCCTTTCGGCGTGGTGATTATCAGTCGCCCGATACGTTGCTGAATTGCGTATACAGCCAAGCGACTGCTGCACGCTGTTGGGTGCAGGAATACTTGGCATTGCCGTGATTTTGGCATGGCTCGAATCTCTGTGGTGAGAGGATGACGAGCCGAACGATACTCAAACGAATTTTTTCGGTCAATACCTAATCGAATAACACAATGGTATTTGCAGTGACCTAGAAAATTTCTAGCTTGGAAATGACAACACCGCAGATGGTCGCGTCTTCTGGAAGCTCAATGATCGGATCTGGCCAAAGGGGATTAAGGGGCTTCAAGAATTGGCGGCTGCCCTCGATCACCAACTGCTTGAAGGTGGCTTCTTGGCTGTCCGCCAGTTTGGCGATGATGAGCGAGCCGTTTTCGCATTCCTTCGCTGGGTCCACGAAGATGATGTCTCCTTCTCGAAAGGAGCGGCGCTCGTGGGGATTGAACATTGATAGGCCACGTACCCTTAGCGCGTAGGTGGCGTGACTGTGGGAGACCGCACATGGAAGCCAGACCTCAGCATCTTGTAGGTCTTTAACGTCTTGTATTTCACACCATGCACCCGCTTGCACCCACGAGATCAATGGCACTAACCCTCTAATGCGCGGGCCTGGTTCAACGTTTGAGCCGGCGTTTGGTATGACAGTGATTTCTGGCGGTGTGTTGGTTCCGTGCCAAAGCCAGTTGCTGGTAACCCCGAGTGCCTTGGCAATTTTCTCAACGTTTGCTTGGCGCGGGCTGGCTGAAACGCCAGTAAGGATGCGGTGAACGGTAGGTTGAGGTACTCCAGTTCTGCGGGACACCTCGGCTTCGGTTAACTCAAGCTCCTTCATGCGCTGGGCGACTCGGTTTCCAATCACTATGCATTGCTCATATTCGTAAACGTATCAAAAGTGTATTGCCACGGTTAATACGTATGGGTATTATCCGAAAAATTCGATAACGAATTAGGTGGGGCGATGACCATTCAGAAAATGCTTCAGAGGCTTATGGCGTTGGGTTTTTCGCAGCGCGCAATAGCTGATCGCGTCGGCACCACCCAGCCCACTATCTGCAGGGCGACGAAGGGCGCGACGGTCAGTTACGAAATTGGTAAAGCAATCGAACTGTTCTACGAAGAGCAGAAAAAAGTCGCGGACACAGGTGCCGCGTGAAGGATGCCGAGCTGGGGCCTCTCACCACAAGACGATACCCAGCTCAGCTATGACGGCGCATAGCGCCGCCGCAACCCGCCGTCCGGTCTTCTCACCACAAGACATACCGGACGACTCAATCAACGCACCGTGCCGCACAGCACGTTTAGCACAGCACATCGGTCGTGGTCGTAGGATAGGTCGTACCCAATCCTATGGCTACACCGTAAACAGGGGTTTTACGGTTATGAGTCGCACTGATCTGTTGCCGGGCGCAGGCCCGGTCCTTTCTTTGCGCCATGCGCTTTATCGCGCTGGGCGTGACTATTCAGGCGGCATCACGCGCCTGGCATTCGAAATGGTCGTCGAGAACGACGCCTTGCAAAAGAAGCTCAAGCACGACGAAGAGCGCCGTTGGCTGACTCCAGACGAGCTGGAAGATATGGTCCGGCTGACCGCCGACCCGCGCCTGCTTGATGCTTTGGTCAGGCCAGCGGGTGCGGTCTGGTACCGCCCCATCCCCGTACCTGCCAGCCGTGAGGCACTGAAGGCTGTCGGCAAGCTGCTGGGTGAAGCCGGTGAATTCGTTGCAAGCCTGCATAAAGGTGCCGCCGACAAGCACTGGGAACTGCACGAAGTGCTGGACCTGGAAAAGCAGGGTGCGGACGTTATCCGCGAGGTGCTGGGCATCATGGCCGGTGCTCGTCAGGCGATGGAGGATCATATCGATGGCTGATATCGCTGACAGGGCCAATGACCAGGCCGATTATCTGCTGCAGGTCGCACTCGGACGCCGTGTTCTTCCTTCGCAGCAGCCCAGCGCTGAATTTTGCGAGGATTGCGGGGTAGTTATTCCTTTGTTACGCCACAAGGCTGTGCCTGGCTGCCAAACGTGCGCCAGTTGCCAGGACCTGCGGGAGCGGCGTCGATGAGCGAGCGCAACGGAGTGCCAATGGCCGCATGGGCGCGGCGCTACATCGAAACGTTTGGCCTCGCCCTAGTCCCGATTGAACCCGGTGAGAAGGGCCCGAAAGGGCTCGGGTGGAACAAGCCAGGTGGGTACTACACCAGCCCCGAGCCTGCAGAAACCTTTTGGCAGCAGTACCCCACCCATAACCTCGGGGTCGTTCTCGGCCCCAGCCGTGTGTGTTCCCTGGACGTCGATGATGTGCAGTGGACGCGGTTCGTCCTGCAGGAACAGCTGGGGCTGGACCTTGACGCGCTAGCAGTTGCCTACCCGACCGTGGTGGGCAACCCGGCGCGTTTTCGCGTGATGTTCCGGGTGCCCGACGGGGTTGAGCTAACCCGTCATTCGTTGTCGTGGCCAAATGAGTCGGACCCTGACGGCTCTATTTTTCGTGGCTTCATGGCTGAGGCTAAGACGGCGAAGCAGAGCGGTGACGTTGCGGGTGAGGCCGCTGCTAAGGCGGCGGCTGAACCTTACAAACCGTTCACGGTGCTTGAGCTGCGCGCCGGCCTGGTGCAGGACTTGCTGCCTCCATCGATCCATCCCGGTACCGGCAAACCGTATGTATGGCGCACCCCGCCGAGCCCTGACGGCTTGCCCGATCTGCCGGCCGAGTTACTGACGATCTGGCAAGGTTGGGACACCTTCAAGCGCGGGGCCCTGTCGATTTGCCCCTGGGCGCCGAAGTCGACCAGGCCGGCGGCTACTGCGCCGAAGCGTGCAGCAGCTGGTGGCACGCAACTGCCCAAGGTGATCGATGAGTTCAACCGGTGCCACGACCTTGAGGCGTTGATTGCCAATCATGGCTACACCAAGCACGGTGGCAAGTGGCTGTGTCCCCAGAGCAGCAGTGGGCTGCCGGGCGTGACGATCACGGAAGGGAAGTTGTACTCGCATCACAGTACCGACCCCCTGGCCAACGGACACAAGAACGATGCTTTCGACGTGTACTGCATTCTAGAGCACGGCGGCGACACCTCGGCCGCAACGAAGGCGGCTGCGCGGCTGCTTGGCATCGACAAACCCCGCCGAGCGCCAGAGCCCCCACCGCTAGGCGAGCTTCCCCCGACCCCATCGATACAGGATACCTCCAGCGCGGCCGGCTCCTCGGCCACCGGGGGAGCGGGGGAGGCTACGGCTATGGGGCTCGACGAGGTTCGCCGCCGGTTCGCCCTGGTCGAGGGCACGACACATGTCTGGGACATGGACAAAGCGCGGGTGATGAAGAAGTCGGGGTTCGAAGCCCTGATCGGCAAGGCGCTAGCGAAGGAGTGGATGGAGCTGGTCGACAAGCGTCTGACTTCCTCCGACCAGGTGCAAGAGATCGAACAACTGCGTCGAATGACCACGAAGAAGGGCGGTGCCCTCGGGCTCGCCCCTATCGACAGGTACGTCTACATCGACGGCACCAAGGACGTATGGGACCGCGAAAAGAAGCGTCGCATTGCTGAAGGGGCCACCAAGATGGCCCTGGGTGATGCCTATGCCTTGTGGTTGAACAGCCCCAACCGGCGCGTGGTCGACGTCGACAATATAGTTTTCGACCCGACCATGACCAAAGACCCGAATACCTACATCAACACCTTCGAAGGGCTGCCGCTTGAGCCGGTGCGCGATGACGCTGCTTGCGAGAACCTGCGGTGGCTTATCTCTTTCCTCTGCAACTACGAAAAGGACGCCACAGAGTGGCTGGTACGTTGGTTGGCCTACCCGCTGCAGCATCTGGGCGCCAAGATGGACACGGCAGTGTTGATGCACTCCATCATGGAGGGCTCCGGCAAGAGCCTACTGTTCGCCGATGCAATGGGTGAGCTGTACGGACAGTACGCGGCCACAGTGGGGCAGACCCAGTTGGAAGGCTCGTTCAACGCTTGGCAGAGCCGTAAGCTCTGGGCAGTGTTCGAGGAGGTTGTCAGCCGCGATCAGCGCTACAACCAAGTAGGCAAGATCAAGCACCTGGTGACGGGCAAGACGGTGCGCATGGAATCCAAGTTCATCAACGGCTGGGAGGAAGCCAACCACATGAACGCGGTGTTCCTCAGCAATGAGATCCTGCCCTGGCCGATCAGTGAGAGCGACCGCCGCATGCTGGTCATGTGGCCGATGGAGACGCTGCCTGTCGAGCGCCAGAAGGCCATTGGCGCTGAGTTGAAGAACGGTGGTGTGGCTGCGTTGTACGCCTGGTTGCTGAACGTTGACCTGTGCGACTTCAACGAGCGCACACGCCCGCCGAGCACACCTGCGCGGGAGCGTCTGGTGGCCTTGAGTCGGGCGGCATGGCAGACGTTCATGCATCTATGGCGTTGCGGCGACCTTGGTCGTGGGTTATGGGGCTGCTGCATGACCTCGGACCTGTATGCGCTGTTCTTGGAGTGGTGTCAGCGAAACAAGGAGCACTCGATGAGTCAGACCAAGTTCTCTCTGTTCATCAGCTCGGTGGTTGAGAAGACGAGGCCAATACCCTGGACCGATGGCAGCAATCGGCGTTTCGCGGCGTTCTTTTTCCCCGATGACCCTGATGCTTCCCTGCCCCCAACGTTATCGGCGGCCGAGCTGGGCAGTACCGTCAAATTCTGGCGTTCCAAGGCGAAACTCGCTGGCTGGAACGTGGACAGCTGGGATCATGTTAAGGTGTTGGCAGCATGAAAAAAACACAGGTTGTGGTGGGTGTGTTGGGTTGGGGTCGGGTATGTGTTGGCAGGTCGACACACCTCGAACCCGCGAATTACGCGGCCTATCGGGGGGAGTGGTGGGTGTGTTGGGTTTTTTCTCGCGCACGCGCGGGCGCGTATTTTCTTAAGGTTACTTATCAGCGGAAAGGTAATTCCTATGCGAGCACTGAAAAACCCAACAAACCCAACACACTAAACACAACTTCTTTTAGTGCCCTGTATTCATTGGTTTTTTCTTGTGTTGGGTTTGTGTTGGGTGCCCCTGTTTTGTGTTGGGTACGGTTTTCGGGGGAGGTTGCCCCATGCTGAAGGACGTTGATGGCCTGTTGCAGCATTGGGCAGAGCAGCGCAACCAGCTCGGCCTTGGCGCCGGCTTGGGCAGCCAGATGGGCAGCATCATGGAGTGGAAAGGCAATGCGCCGCGTGGCACCCCTGGCACGCGAATCCTGGTTGGTGGTGCGGGGCTGGATCACATTGCGGCAGAGGTCGACGCGGCCCTGGCCGAGCTGGATCGGCGGGATGCACGTGGCAAGGTGCTCGCCAAGCTTGCCCGGTTTCGTTACCTGCACGCGGTAAGCATCCGCGAACAGATGCGCGAAGTTGGCCTGGATGAAGATGCAGGCCGTACCTATCGCAACTGGGTCAGGGCGCTGCACCAGCAGGTGCTGTTGATCCTGACAATTCGAACGTCTCGACCACACACCGCTCGTCGGGATGGAGTGCGCCGAAGTGGTGTCGAACTTGCGTCAAAGGTGGGTCGAAGTGATTGACCGAAAATCGCCTCTTTTCGGTTTTTCCGGTCGGGGGTAAAAAGTAACCACGATCTGCAAATTGCGCTTCGGCGCTCCCCCCAAGCACTGTGCTGTGCAAGCCCGCACCGAGCAATCGGCGCACCGAGAACCCTGCCATCCGGCGGGGTTTTCTTTTTCCGGCGCCGTGCTTTCTACCGATGAGGCCAGCATGACCAATGAGCAACAAGCGTTAATCGAAATGCCGCTATGGATGGTGATCGTACTGTCTCTGCTCGGTGGTGTATCAGGTGAGATGTGGAGGGCTGACAAGGCGGGCGCTCGTGGCTGGGGGTTGGTGCGGCGCATCGCGCTGCGCTCTGGTGCCTGCATCGTGTGTGGGCTCTCGACCAACATGCTGATGTATTCGATGGGTGTGTCGATCTGGGCGTCAGCGGCTGTCGGCTGTTTGACTGCAATGGCCGGTGCTGATGTTGCCATCGGGCTGTATGAGCGCTGGGCTGCCAAGCGTTTGGGCGTATGCGATGTGAGCCCGACCAACAATGGCCAAGGTCAGTGATCGACGCGGCAGCAGCGCATCCCGTGGTTACGGCCACCGCTGGCGGCAATCTCGGGATGCGTTCCTGGCGCTGAACTCGTTCTGTTCGATGTGCTCCACTGACGTGCGCCCCGTGCCGGCGTCGGTGGTCGACCACAAGACCCCGCCCCGGTTGATGGATGCCAAGGAGTCAGGCGACCCGGACCGGATCAAGGCTGCATGGAAGTTGTTCTGGGATCAGGGCAACTGGCAGCCACTCTGCAAGCTTTGCCACGACTCGACCAAACAGCGGCTTGAACGAAGCGGCCGTCTGGCGGGTTGCTCGGCAACCGGCATTCCCCTCGATCCCAACCACCACTGGAATCGCCGCTGATCTGGCGCCGCGCCATTTGCCCAGGCGGGCAGGGGTAGGGGGGGTAAAAAACATTTTTCCGACCCTCTTCTTGACCGCTTGCCCCCCTCTCTTCGCAAAGACGGGAAATATGGAGGAGGGGGGGTATCTGACTAGGAGGTAGTCCATGGCTGGAAATGGAAATTCCGGGCGCCCGCCGTTGCCGGCGTCCGTGCATGTGCTCAACGGCAACCGAAGCAAAAAGAACTTGGGCAGCTTGATCGATGCGGTGAAGGATCCCGTTGTTCCAGTGAATGCACCGCCGATGCCGGAGTTCCTGGCCGGTGAAGCGGTTGCTGAATGGGAGCGCCTGGTGCCGGCGCTGATTGCACTGGGCTGGGTATCGAACCTGGATCTGATGGCGCTGGCGTCCTACTGCCAGGCCTACGCCGATTGGGTCCGGTTTCAGCGGCTGATCGCCACGCGCAACAGCGAATCTCTCGATGGGCTGGGCGGCGAAGTCCAGACCTTCAAGACCGGTGCCCAGCAGACCCATGTGCTGCGGCAACTGGCCAACGATGCCGAGAAGCGTGCCAACGCGGCGGCGGCCCAGTTCGGTTTGTCGCCGTTGGCGCGCCGCAACATGAGGGCGTCGGCGGCCCCGCAAGGTGAGTTATTCCCAAATGACCAACGAGACGCAGCTGCCCAGTATTTCAACTGACTGCCGAGTAAAGGCATTCGCCGATGCCGTCCTGGGCGGCAAGCTTGTTGCCGGACCGAACGTGCGCAACGCTGCACGGCGACACCTGCGGGATCTGGAGGAAGGTGGTGCCCGAGGGTTGATCTGGAACGCAGACGCCGCTGCCCGGGCCATTGGCTTTTTCGAAGACGTGTTGTGCTTGAACGGCGGCGACTATGAAGGTCTACCGTTCATCCTGGCGCCGTGGCAGGCATTCGTCGTTGGGAGCCTGTTCGGCTGGTACAGCGAGGATGGCTACCGCCGCTTCCGGCTGGCCTATATCGAAACGGCAAAGGGCTCGGGTAAGTCGCCATTGGTGGCGGGCATCGGATTGTATGGTCTGGTGGCCGATGGTGAGCAGCGTGCCGAGGTGTACGCGGCAGCCACCAAAAAGGACCAGGCCCAGATCTTGTTTCGCGATGCGGTGAGTATGGTGAACATGTCCAGCCACCTTGCCGCTCGGCTGGTCCAGTCGGGTCGCGACGAAAAAGTCTGGAACCTGTTCTACCCGAATACCAACAGCTTCTTCCGGCCGATCAGTTCGGATGAAGGCCAGTCGGGCCCGCGTCCGCATATTGCGTTGATCGATGAGCTGCACGAGCACAAGAACGCCAGCGCCGTGAACATGATGCGTGCCGGCACCAAGTTCCGGCGGCGCGCCTTGATCGCAATGATCACCAACAGCGGGTCAGACAAGAAGTCGACCTGCGGTCAGTACCATGACCACGGTGTGCGGGTGTGTGCAGGGCAAGAGGAAAACGAAGCGTTCTTCGCCTTCATCTGCTCGCTGGATGAGGGCGAAGACCCGTTCAAGGATGAGGCCTGTTGGCCAAAGGTGAACCCTTCGCTGGACTTCATCCTGGAGGGCCAGACTGACGGGATCCCGGGGCGCAAGTACTTGCGCGAGCAGGTGCAGGAAGCACGGGGCCTGCCCGCCAAGGAAGCGGTGGTGCGCCGCCTTAACTTCTGCGAATGGACGCAGGCCACGTCGCCCTGGTTGTCCTGGGAGATCTGGAGCCAGGCCGCTGACCGCGTGCGCATGAAGGTGTTGCGCGAGCGGGCTTGTGTGGGCGGGCTCGACCTGTCCAGTACCACCGACCTCACGGCTTTTGTCCTGATGTTCAGTCCGGTACCCCACGACCCGCACTGGCGATCCCTGTCGTACTTCTGGATCCCCGACGACGATCTACTGGGGCGGGAGAAGCGCGACAAGGTGCCCTATGCGTTGTGGATCAAGGACAAGCACCTTGAGACCACGCCGGGGCGGGCCATCAGCAAACTGCATGTGCTGCGGCGCATGCGCACCATCTGCGACTTTTTCGACGTGCGCCGCATCGGCTATGACCGCTGGCGTATCGAAGACCTGTTGCAACTCATGAGTGAACACGACATTGCGCTGCCGGAGCTGATGCCATTCGGTCAGGGCTTCAAGGACATGGGCCCGGCCGTGGACGAGTTCGAACGCCGATTGCTGGGCCGCAAGGTCGAGGACGCGGACGTGATCGATCTTGGGCCCGAGGATTACGAGGTGCTGGAGGCGCCCGCCGAGACTGAGGAACTGGTGGAGACACTGCTGCACGACGACAACCCGGTCATGACCTGGTGCGCTGGCAACGCGGTGATCGTCTCGGACCCGGCCAACAACCGTAAGGTCGACAAATCCAAAGCCATCGGCCGCATCGACGGCATTGTTGCGGCGCTTATCGCGGTCGGTATCAGCAGTGCCATCAGTGCCGAGAGTGGCGAATCTATCTACGACAAAGGGGTCGGCATATGAAACTGGTGTACCTGTCCTGGCTCACCGGCCTATTGGGCTTTGCCCTGTTGGTAACCGGCGTGGTTCTGGTGTCCCTGCCCGCTGGCTTGGTGGTGGCGGGGGGCGGTTTACTTTTCTGGTCGTGGCTTGCTGATCGCGCTTCTGCGGTGCAGGCCCCGGCCGGGGAGGGTTGAGCATGTTCTTTTCCAGCGTCCGTGCCTCTGGTGCGGGCACCCTCACCAACCCTGACAGCGGCTTTTGGCGCGGGTTGATTGGTCGTGGTCGCAGCTCGTCGGGCGCGCCCGTGACCCCGGAAAGCGCGCTTGGCCTGCCCATCCTGCAGAACTGCCTGACCCTGTTGGCCGAGACGGTGGCCCAACTGCCGCTGGAGCTGTACCGGCGGCAGGACAAGGGCCAGCGTGAACCAGCGATCAACCATCCAGCGTACGATGTGCTGCGCTACGCGCCCAACGGCTTTCAGACGCCTTTCGAGTTTCGTGAGCGGCAACAGGGCGCTGCCGGGTTGCGTGGCAACTCGTTCAGCTTCATCGACCGACGGGATGACGGCAACATCACAGCGCTGTGGGCGTTGCACAACGACCAGGTGCAGGTGCTCAAAGGCGCCGACATGTTGCCTTGCTACCGTATTGCCGGCGGTGATGTGGTGCCAATGCGCATGGTTCACCACGTCCGCTGGTTCGGTACCAACCCCTACGTGGGGTTGTCGCCGATTGAGCTGCACGCGGATGCGGTCGGCCTGGCGCAAGCCGTGCGCCAGTACACCGGCAAGAGCTTCGCCAACGGTGTCGCGGTGTCTGGTGTGATCGAGCGGCCTCGGGAAGCGCCGGCCATCAAGGATCAGAGCAGCATCGACAAGATCGTCGATCAATGGGGCCAGAAGTTCGGCGGCATGGACAACGCCAAGAAGGTCGCGCTGCTGCAGGAGGGCATGACCTTCAAGCCGGTGTCTATGAGCAACGTCGATGCCGAGATTGTTGGCATCCTCAAGTTGACGGGTACCGACATTGCCCGGATTTACAAGATCCTCTTGCCGATGGTCAACGACCTTGAGAAGTCCAACTACAACACGCTTGAGCAACTGATGATCCAGTTCGTGATCTTCGCGTTGCTGCCGTGGGTCAAGCGGCATGAGCAGGCGATGATGCGCGACTTCCTGCTGCCATCGGACCGGCGCGAATACTTCATCGAGTTCAACCTGTCCGGCCTGCTGCGCGGTGACCAGAAGAGCCGTTATGAGGCCTATGCAATTGGGCGGCAGTGGGGCTGGTTGAGCGTCAACGACATTCGCCGGCTCGAGAACATGCCGCCCGTGCCCGGTGGCGATATCTACCTGCAGCCGCTGAACATGGTCGATGCCGGCAAAACGCCGCCCGACCTCAACAATCCACAAGTGCGGGCGCAGCTGGAGCTACAGCACGCGGAAATCGAAAGGATCCTGGCCCAATGAGTCGAACGTACCTGCGGGCGTCCAGCCTGCTGTTCAATCAACCCCTGCTGGTGACCCCGGACATGCTCGACCTGGGCATGCGCTGGGCCAACCAGGCGATGAGCCTGAACATCGTCAACCTCGGCGGTGGTGCGGCCGAGTTGTGGAAAGACGACCCCATTGATCGCGTGGCGCTGGCAGATGAACAGCGTCGCACGGCGATTGCCCAGACCGGCATTGAGATTGTGCCGGTGAGCGGGGTGCTGGTCAGCCGGGGTAGCCACCTGAGCATGTGCGAGACGATGACCAGTTACGAAGGGCTCCGGAGCCAGCTGCAGCGCGCTGTGGCTGACCCGACGGTGGAGCGCATCGTGCTCGACATCGACAGCCCAGGTGGCTCAGCGGTAGGCGCCTTCGAACTGGCCGCCGACATTCGGGCAATGACTCAGCAGAAGCCTATCACTGGGCTGGTCAACTTCATGGCCTACAGCGGCGGTTACCTGCTCGGTTCTGCCTGCAGCGAGCTGGTTGTCAGCCAGACCAGCGGTGTCGGGTCCATCGGGGTGATTGCGAGCCATATGGACCGCTCCAAGATGCAGGAAGACAAGGGGGTCAAGGTGACCACGGTGTTCGCCGGGGCGCACAAAAACGACCTGTCGCCACATGAGCCACTGACCGAACAATCGCTGCGCTTCCTGAACGAGCTGGTGCAGGAGAGCTATCAGATGTTTGTCAGTGCAGTGGCCGACTATCGCGGCCTTTCAGTACAGCAGGTCATTGCCACCGAGGCTGGCCTTTACCGAGGTCAGACCGCGATCAACGTTGGCTTGGCCGACCGCCTGCAGAGCCCACAGCATGCAGTCGACGAACTCTCACGCGCTGTTGCGCTGAACCGCGCAACGAGACAGCCCGGCCGCATCGGCCTGCGCGCTGCAGCGCTGAGCATGCAAACCCTCAATTGACCGCTTTCGCGGTAGCAGTCGACCCGCCCAGTGCGGGTTTTTTTATGCCCAGGAGGCACCATGTCCCTTGTACTTCAAATGCGTCACGACCGCGCCCAACTGGTTGCCCAGGTCCAAGCGCTTGCCCAGATCGAAGCGGGCGGCGGTAGCCTGAGTGCCGAACAGTTGAGCCAGTTCACCACGCTGGAAACCCAGATCAACGAGCTGACTGCCAAGATCAGCCGCGCGGAATCGGCTGAGCGTTTAGCCGCGGCTGGTGCCGTACCGGTGAGCGAGACTGCCCAAGGCAACAAAAGCCCGCCCGGCGGCAGCATTTCTGGCCCATTCAGCGAAAAGTCCAAACCCGGTACTGGCATGGCGCAGATGGCACGCCTGCTGGCCGCTGCCCAGGGCAACCAGCAGACGGCTGCCCAAATGGCCAAAGAGGGCGGGTTCCCGGCAGATGTCCACATGGCGCTGAGCGTCGTGACCCCAGGTGCTGGTGGTGTTCTGGTGCCGCAGAACTTCGCCACCGATGTAATCGAGTCGCTGCGCCCCGTATCCATTGTCCGCAAGATGGGCGTTACCAGCCTGCCGCTGAATAACGGCAACCTGACCCAGCCGCGTATCACCGGCAACACCGTGGTGACGTACATCGGCAGTGACAGTGATATCCCGATCACCGGGATGACGTTCAGTGACACCAAGCTGTCGGCGAAAAAGGCCGCCGCCATCGTGCCGATCTCCAACGATCTGCTGGCCATGAGTGGGGTTAACCCGCGTATCGATGGGTTAGTGCTCAACGACCTCACCGTCAGCATGGGCTTGTCAGAGGATCTGCACTTCATTCGTGCTGACGGTTCCGGCTCCCTGCCCAAAGGTATGCGTCACTGGGCGCTGCCTTACAACATCCTGCCGGCCCCGGCTGTGGATGGCTTGACCCTGGAAAAGATCGATCTGTTCCTGGGCGGCATGATGCTGCGCCTGGAAACGGCGAACGTGATGATGAAGTCGTGTGGCTGGTTGATGGCGCCGCGTGTACTGCGTTGGTTGCAAGCGTTGCGTGACGGCAACGGTAACAAGGCCTATCCCGAGATCGATGCCGGCATGCTCAAAGGTTACCCGGTAGGGCTGAGCAATCAGATCCCGGTGAACCTGGGTGCTGATGGCAACGAAACCGAAATCTACTTCGTCAACTTCGCTGACTGCATGATCGGCGAAGACATGGACTTGACCCTGAGCTTCAGCAATGAGGCTTCCTACAAGGACTCCAACGGCGATCTGGTCAGTGCTTTCCAGCGCGACCAGACGCTGCTGCGTGTGATCGCCAAGCACGACTTCGGCCCACGTCACGTCGAGAGCATCGTGGTAGCGGTCGCGGTGAAGTGGGGCGCAGGCATGTAATCCCTGGCCCCGGATGGTCCGGGGCCACTCAACTGGATGGAACGTTATGGCACAGGTAATTGTTGAGTTCACCGGGTCTTGGCGCGGTTATGGCAAAGGCGAAGTGGCTGGTTTCGAAGAAGATCTGGCGCAGTCGCTAGTCGATGGTGGCCGTGCTCAGTTGTACGAAGGCAAAAAGTCGGGCAAGTCGGGAGGTGGAAAGGGCAAGGGTGCCGCAGCTGTCAAAGGTCCGGCTCAGCCCGGCCCGGTGGTAGGGCCGCCACCGAATGTGGATGCTGAAGACGGTGGGGAGAATGACGACGATGACAAGCCCTGATTATGGCGCGCCGTATCGCCTACACGGGGGCGCCCGTGCTGACGTTGGACCAGGTGGCATTTCAGTGCCGGCTTGAACCCGAGGATCTGCAGCCCGAGCTGATCGACCTGATCATCATCCCCGGTGTGACCGCGCAAGCCGAGTCGAAGACGGGCGCCGCTATCCGTGGCGCCTTGTACGAAGAGGAGTGGCCAGGCCAGTTTCCTTCGGGCCATGCGCTGGATGTAGGGCAGGCCACCGAGATCGAATCGGTGCACCTGCTGGCTGCCACGGGTGCCATTGAGCCGTACACGGGCCCTGTGCAGGTTCACCAGCGCGGGCGCGAAAGCTACCTGATCTTCCCTGATGGCCGGCCTGCAGGCCCGCTGCGCATCCGGTACCGGGCCGGGGTTGATCTTGACGCTTACCCCGGTGTTCGCAGCTGGCTGTTGATGGCAGCAGAGACGGCCTATACCCATCGCGGCATGCTCGTTGTGGGACAGGCGCTCACTGAACTGCCGTCGACCTTTTTGGACCACCTGCTGGCTGAGGTCAGCGTGCCCCCGAGGTTCTAGCCCCCGAGGTTCTAGTCATGGCACTGAGAGAACCATCTGCCGGTGAGTTGAACCGGCGTATCACCATACGCTTTCGCTCTGATCAGCCTGCCTCAGACAATGGCATCGACTCGGTTTTCACAGATGAAAAACGCCGCTGGGCCAGCATTGTCCCTGTGGGGACCGCTGCCTATAGCGCCAGTGTGCAGCTTGATGCGAAGGTCACGCACCGTATTACGCTGCGATTCCTTGACTGCATCACTGACGCTCACGAAGTCGTTCACGGGTCCAGGCTTTACCGGGTCCGGCGTGTCGCTGACCTGAACGGCACGCACCGTTTCACGGTGCTTGAGGTGGAGGCGCTGGGGCACGTGCAGGCTGGAGGTGGCGTGTATGGCTAACAGTGCCTCTCTCGATGGGTACGTGCATTTCGAAGGCTTCGATAGCTTTGAGCGCGATGCCTTCGACCGTAAGAAGATCCGTGCCGGCATGCGCAAGGCAGGTCGGCTGGTCATGCAGAAGGCCCAAATGAATCTCGCCCTGGGTGGTGGCCGGGACGGCTACCCGGTGAGCCGCACCGGGGCCACGCTCGATTCGATCAAGGCCAAGGTGTCGCGCTCCGGCTTTCTGGTCCGGGTGGCTCCCACCAAGACCGGTGCAATGAAAGCCTATTACCCCGCATTTCTGCATTACGGCGTGAAGCAGGGGCGGCGCCTCGGGAAGCTGGCTCCGGGCGCGGGAGTCGGGAAGACGAATCGCCGGGCGAAGGGCGTTCGTGCACAAGCGCTCGCTGCCCGGGCGTCTGGCGAGTGGCGCATCACACCGCGTGACAACTACATGGCAGATGCGCTGCAGGACTCGAGTTCGCAGGTGCAGCGTCTGCTGGCGGCGGCCTTCGCTGACGCATTGAGTTAACCCCTACATACGGAAACCACGATGAGACTGAATGTGATCGTCGCGCATCTGCGTGCCCATTGTTCTGCCTTCGCCGGCAGGATCGCGGCAGGGATCGATTGGGACGCCGTCGCGACCAGTTCCAACCTCAAGCACCCGTCGGCGTATGTCATTGCCTCCGATGATGAGGCCGAACCCAACGACCTGAAAAATGGGGTCCGTCAGGTTATCTCTGACGGCTTCGACGTCATTGTCGTGCTCGACACATCAGACGAACGCGGCCAGGAGGCTGTGCACGACCTGCACGTTTTGAGGGCTGATCTCTGGCGCGCATTGGTGGGGTGGAAGCCGGAGCCAGAGTATGACCAGGTTACCTATGGCGGTGGTGCACTGATCTTCATCAACAGGGCTCGGGTGGTCTACCGCTACAGCTTCAGTGCTGAGTTCCAGTTGGGGCGCAGCAACGACAGCGACCCAGCTGAAACATGGTACGAGCACGAAGTGGACGGCCTGCCCACCCTGCAGGGGCTCGATATCTCGCTCGACTTCATCGACCCCCTCGTCGACCGCAACGTCGCCCAGTCGGGCCCTGACGGCCGTGTCGAATTCACAACCCGAGAGGATCTACCTCAATGACACTGATTCACCTGAAACCGGCCCCGGGGCGTGCTTGCCCGATGCCGGAGAAGGGCGGCGAGCTGCTGCCCGACGAAGGGGCCAAGGTGCCCCACAACGCCTGGTGGCAGCGCCGCCTGGCTGATGGCGACGCGGTTGTCGTCGAACCCAAAAAAGCGAGGGTGACCAAGCCATGAGCATTGGTTTCAGCAACATTCCGTCCGACCTGCGCGTGCCGCTGTTCTACGCCGAGGTTGATAACTCGATGGCCAATAGCAATGCCGGCGCCGCGCTGCGCCGGCTGCTGGTGGGCCAGGTCAACGACGGCGTAGACAGCGAAGAAGTCGGCAGCCTGGTGCTGGTGTCGCGCCAGGCCGAAGCCACCGCCATCGGCGGTACCGGCTCGATGCTGGCCGCGATGTACGAGAAACACCGCGCCATCGATATCGCCGGCGAGGTCTGGTGTCTGCCGCTGCAGGTGACCGAAGGCACGGCGGCCACCGCTACCGTTACCGTAACGGGCACACCTTCGGCGCCCGGCCTGGTCAATCTGTACGTGGCTGGCAAGCGCGTGCGTACCACCGTCACCCTGGGTATGTCGGCCGAGGCGGTGGCCACCGCTGTCGCGGCCAGCATCAACGCGGCGCTTGATCTGCCGGTCACGGCGAACGTGGAGGCGGCCGTGGTGACCCTGACGGCCAAGTTCAAGGGCGACCTGAGCAACGACATTCGCGTCGAGCTGAACCGCCTGGGCCGCACCAACGGCGAGGAAACCCCGGCCGGGCTGACGCTGGTGGCGGGTGTGATGACGGGCGGCGTTGGCAGCCCCGACATGGCGGCCGCGCTGGCTGCCCTGGGCGATGAGCCTTTCGAGTTCATCTGTCAGCCCTGGAGCGACGTGGCGACCCTGGACGCCTGGAAAGTCACCATGGAAGACACGGCCGGCCGCTGGTCCTGGGCCAAGCAGCTCTATGGCCATGTGTACACCGCCAAGCGCGGCACCCTGGGCGAGCTGGTGGCGGCCGGTCGGGCGCGCAATGACCCGCACATGACGATTCACGGGTTCGAGCGCGGCGTTCCCCAGCCGGTCTGGGAAATTGCCGCGCAGTACGCCGCACGCACCGCTGTATTCATCAGCGCCGACCCAGCACGGCCGACGCAAACCGGCACGCTGCCCGGCATTGATCCGGCGCCGGCCAGCAGCCGCTTCATGCTGACCGAGCGGCAATCGCTGCTGATGAACGGCATTGCCACGGCGTACTACGAAGGCGGCAGCTACCGCATTCAGCGGGGTATCACCACCTACCAGCGCAATGCGTTTGGCCAGGCCGATGACTCTTACCTTGACAGCGAGCCGCTGCACCAGTCTGCGTATGTGATCCGCAACCTGCAAAGCCGTATCACCAGCAAATACGGGCGCAGCAAGCTGGCCAACGACGGGACCAGCTTCGGCGCCGGCGCGGCCATCGTCACGCCGATTGTGATCCGGGGCGAACTGATCGCGGCGTATGGCGAGCTGGAGCGCGCCGGCATTGTCGAGAACATCGAGGCGTTCAAGGAGCACCTGGTGGTCGAGCGTGACGCGACCAACCCGAACCGGCTGAACGTGCTGTTCCCGCCTGACCTGGTTAACCAGTTGCGCGTGTTCGCGCTGCTGTACCAGTTCCGCCTGCAGTACCCCGACGCGGCGTAACCCGCATCAATCCACCCCGGCCCGCCTTGAGCGGGCCTTTTTATGGGAGCCCTTTTTATGGGTCAGAAAGTCGCAGGCACCTGCTACATCAAGGTCGATGGCGGGCAGTTGGTTATCACGGGTGGCGTCGAGGTGCCGCTTTCCAAGGTCAAGCGCGAAACCGTCGTCCCTGGTTATTTCAAGGAGGAAGACCGTGCACCGTTCACCAAGGTTGACGCGGTGATGACGCCGGATTTTCCCATTAACAAGCTGACCAACGGCATCAACATGACCGTAACCACCGAGTTCAAGACCGGGCGCAGCTATGTGCTGTCCGGCGCCTACCTGGTGGACGACGTGAACGTCACCGGTGACGACGGCAAGGTTTCACTCAATTTCGAAGGCATCGCAGGGGACTGGCAATAATGAGCACCACTACTCACACGTTGAGCGCACCGATTCAGGCACACGGCGAAACGCTGAACGAACTGACGCTGCGCCGCCCCACCACCCAGGAAGTACGCGCTATCAAGATGCTTCCCTATGTCCTGGGCGAATCCAATCAGCCCGTTGCTGAGGTGGAAGTGGCGGCCAAGTACATCGCTGTGTGCGCCGGTATCCCGCCGGGCTCGGTCAACCAGCTGGACCTGTCCGACCTGAACACCCTGGTGTGGATGGTGATCGGTTTTTTCCTTACTCCGGCGACGAAGGCCCCCGATTCCGAAGCCCCGAGCACCTGACCGAGCTGGCCTACGACCTGGCCTGGTACTGGAAAACCAGCCCGGAGCAGGTCAAGGAATGGCCGCTCGACGTGCTGTTCGAAAGTGAGGAAAACGCCTGGCGGATTCAAGCGTTAGCGGGGGGCAGCAATGGCGGATAAGTTCCAGCTCAAGGCGCTGATTACCGGCGTCGACAAGCTGTCGCCGGTGATGACCGGTGTACGCAAAAACGCGGCGATGCTGCGCAAGCAGTTGAACAGCTCGGGCTTGGGCAAGATCACGTTCATGGATGCAGTGCAAGGGGGGCCATCGCGGCCCCCTTTGTCATGGGCGTTCAGGCGGCGATGAAGTTTGAAAGCGCAATGGCCGACGTGAAGAAGGTCGTTAACTTCGACACGCCCGAGCAGTTCAAGGCGATGAGCAATGACGTGCTCGACTTGTCCGAGCGGCTGCCGATGGCGGCCGATGGCATCGCGCAAATCGTCGCAGCAGGTGGGCAGTCGGGCATTGCCCGGGAGGAACTGAACAAGTTCGCCGAAGACGCGGTAAAGATGGGCGTGGCGTTCGACCAGACCGCCGCGCAGTCCGGGGAAATGATGGCAAAGTGGCGCACCGCGTTTCACATGAGCCAAGACGAAGTTGTCACCCTGGCCGACAAGATCAACTATCTGGGTAACACTGGTGCGGCCAGCACGGCGCAAATCTCGGCCATTGTGACCGCCATCGGCCCGCTGGGCGAGGTGGCGGGGGTCAACGCCGGGCAACTGGCGGCGATGGGCTCGGCATTGGCTGGGGTGGGTATCGCCCAGGACGTGGCCGCGACGGGCATCAAGAACTTCATGCTCACGATGACCGCCGGCAACGCGGCCACCAAGTCGCAGCGCGAGGCGTACAAAGCGTTGCGGCTGGACGCGAACGAAATCGCCCAGGGCATGCAGACCGACAGTGAAGGGACCATGACCCGCGTGCTCAAGACGCTGGCCAAGGTCGACAAGGCCAAGCAGGCGGCGGTTCTTACCAGCCTGTTCGGCAAGGAATCGGTAGGGGCCATCGCGCCGCTGCTGACGAACCTTGACACGCTGCAGAAGAACTTCAGGTCGGTAGGCAAGGAGGGCGACTTTGCCGGCTCGATGCAGGACGAGTACACCGCCCGGGCGGCAACCACGGAAAACGCCCTGCAGCTGCTGCAGAACCGGGTAACCCGCCTGGGCATCACGGTCGGTACGGCGCTGCTGCCGCCGTTCAACGACTTCATGGCCACGGTAGGGCCGATCATCAGCAACGTGACCGAGCTGGCCGGGGCGCACCCGTGGCTGATCAAGGGCATCCTCGGCGCTGCTGTGGGCTTTACCGTGCTGCGCCTGGCCACGGCCGCCGCTACCGGCGCGCTCACGCTGATGAACGCGGTAGCCAGCATGAGCCCCATTGGTTTGGTGGTGCGGGGTATCGCGTTGGCTGCCGGCTTGTTAATCGGCAACTGGTCAACGGTGGGGCCGTACTTCGCCAAGGTCTGGGACATGGTGAAGGGCCCGGCGATGGCCGTATGGGGCTGGATGAAACAGGCTTTCAGCTGGACCCCGCTCGGCATGATCGTGGCCAACTGGGGGCCGATTACTGAGTTCTTCGGCGCGGTGTGGGAGCTGATTAAAGCCCTGTCTGTGCCGTTCCTGGACTTCATGAAAACCCTGTTCGACTGGTCGCCGCTAGGCCTGATCCTCAAGCACTGGGAGCCGATTACCGGATTCTTCAAAGGCCTGTGGGACAAGCTCAAGCCGATCATTGAACCGATGATGAAGTTTCTAGGGTTCAGCTCGGACGGTGACGGCGTGGTCAAGGGGGCGACCGATAAGGTCAACGCTTGGACCGAGGAACAGAAAGCGCGTAACGAGCAGACTCAGGCGGGCCAGGGGCGGCTGGTCAAGCCGATTGCGCCGATGCCCCAGCTACTGCCCGAAGCAACGACGGTTGCCAGCATGATGCGGTCCCCGGCAAATGACGGGCGGGTGCCACTGATGGCCGTGCCGCCGGTACCAGCCAGTGCGATGCAGTCGGCAGTGGCGGCGCAGTCGCTGGCCAAGCCGGCCCCCGTGCCGGTAACCGCCAAGGCTGACACGCTGGCCCGGGACGCGGCGCGTGGTCGGCCGCTGCCTGGGGCAATCCCGGGCGGCAGCCTGCCAACGGCGCGCGGTTCGCTGGTTCAGCAAACAGCCGCGGCTTCGAAAACCGAGCTGCAGGGCTCGATGGTCGTGCGCTTCGACAATGCCCCGCCGGGCATGGTCGTCAACCCGGCGCAAACCAACCAGCCCGGGCTGTCGGTCACGCCGAGCGTGGGTTATCGCTCACTTGGGAGGACTGGGTAAATGTCGGGAACATGGCGGGAGAAGCGGCAGCCGGCATCCTTTCGCGGGGTGCCGTTCTTTGTCGAGAGTGATTCAACGCCGGTCGGCCGACGCACGCAGCTGCATGAATATCCCCAGCGCGACAAGCCGCTAGTGGAAGACATGGGCGCGAAGACGCGGATAGTCCAGATGACGGCGTTTGTCGTCGGCGAGGATTGCCTGTTTCAACGTGACAACCTGCTGCACGCGCTGAACCAGCCCGGCTCTGGCGAGCTGGTGCACCCGTGGTTCGGGCGTATGACGGTCACCCCGGGCGAGGCCTGCGACGTGTCGCACGAACGCCGCGAGGGCGGCCTGGTGCGCTTTGAACTGGAGTTCATCGAAGCCGGCGAGAAGGGCTACCCGGTCGGGGTGCCCAACCCGGCCAGCCAGTTGGAGGACGATTCGGAAAGCCTGCTTGAGTCGGCCATAGCGCGCTACAAGGCAGCAATGGCCGTGGTCAACAAAGCCCGGCTGGCCGTGGTCGCCCTGCAGAACGGCATAGCCGGCATTCAGATGGCCATACAGCGCGAGCTGGGCCAGGTGCTGGGGTTGGTGTCGTCGGTCGAGGTGCTGGCCGACATGCTGATCAACGCCCCGGGCAACTTCGCGGCGATGATTCGCGCCCAGTTCGCCAGTGTTGGCGGTAGCAACCGGTCGTCTGGCTACCGCTGGGGCCCCTCTGGGAGCGGTTCGGGCGCAACCGGGGTCGAGGCTGACCCCGAGTTTGCGCGCACCGTGGCGCGCCTTACAGGCACCGAGCCGGGATTCAGCAGCTTTGTGTCGGCGTCACGCGACATTACCAACCAAATCGAACTGGCCCAGGGCTTGAACGGCGAGCTGCAGGACAGTGCTGCAGCCGTCAATCCTGACGGTGGGCTGGCCACGGCTGCCGTGGTGCAGGCAGCACGCGAGCTGATGCGTGACGCGCTGATCGTGCTGGCCGTGCGCGTTGCCGCGTCGATGCCAGTGGTGTCGGCGCCGGCGGCGTTGCCCGGGGTGCCGGTCCTGGCCCAGCAGGTGGCGGCGCCGATTGATCGGCCGCAGGTGCCGGTGGCGGCGGACGTGATTGCGCTGCGCGAGGCGATCAGCGACGCGCTGTGGTCGGCATCGCTGGTGGCCACGCATGAACACTTTCAACTGCTGGAGGCAGTGCGCAAGCGCGTTAGGGATCACCTGACGGCCGTGGCCGGCGCCGGTGTGCGCCTGGTCGAGGTCGAGCGCAAGGAAAGCCTGCCGGCGGTGGTGCTGGCTTATCAGTTGTTCGCTGACGCATCGCGCGCCGGCGAAATCGTTACGCGTAACAAAGTTAAGCACCCCGGGTTTCTGCCGGCGGGGGTGCTGCAGGTCGCCCAGGAGTAACCCCAATGCATGAACAGAACGCTGTCACGCTGAGCGTGAACGGCCTGGATTATCGCGGCTGGAAGAAAGTCAGCATCAGTGCCGGCATCGAGCGGCAAAGCCGGGACTTCAAACTTGACGTGACCTGGCGCTGGCCAGGCCAGGCGGATGAAATCCCGATCCGCCAGGGCGATCACTGTGTGGTCAAGATCGGCGATGACCTGGCCCTGACGGGCTATATCTTCGGCACGCCGGTCAGCTACGACAGCAAGCAGGTGACGCGCTCGATTCAGGGGCGGTCGCTGACCGCTGACCTGGTGGACTGCTCGGCGATCAACAAGCCCGGGCAGTGGAAGGGCCAGACCGTGCACCAAATCGTGCAGGACCTGGCCTGGCCCTACGGTGTGCGGGTCTTCAGCCAGGTGGCGGACACGTCGAAGCTGGCCGAGCACGCCATCGAGCCCGGGGAGACGGTGTTCGAATCCATCGACCGCTTGCTGACCCTATCGCGGCTGCTGTCAACGGACGACACGCGGGGCCGGCTGGTGATTATTCGCCCAGGGTCAGCCGGCCGCGCGGTTGACCGCCTGGAGCTGGGGCAGAACATCCTGACCGGTGACGCAGCGCTCGACTTTTCCGGGGTGTTTTCTGACTACAAGGTGACCGGCCAGCGCTCGGGTACGGATGACGCCTTTGGGGCCAAGGCCTCGGAGGTACAGGCCGCCGTGACTGACCCGCGTGCCGCACGCAAGCGTGTGTTGGTGATTCACGAAAGCGGGCAGATGACCCCGGACCTGGCCGCCGCTCGGGCTAACTGGGAACGCGGCAACCGCATGGGCAAGGCCCTGACCCTGAATTACAAGGTGCAGGGCTGGCGGCAGTCCAACGGCGCCCTGTGGCTGCCGAACATGATTGTTCGCGTGGTCGATCCGCTGATTGGCATCGACCGGGACATGCTGATCAGCGAAATCGAATACAGCCTGGACGAAGGCGGCACGGTGGCCAACCTGACCGTGGCGCCGCCGGATGCCTTCGACCCCGAGCCGAAAGATCCGCACAGCACACGCAAGCTCAAGAAGGGCGGCAAGGCCGACAACTTCGAGTACCTCATTCCCGCTGACTGGAAGCCTGGCACATGAAGCCGAGCAACAACGTGATAGCCCGGGGTGAACTGGCCCTGGTGAACCCTGACAGCAAGATGCAGGGCCTACAGATGCGCCTGAACGCCGATGAGGTGAAAGACGGCATGGAGCATTTCGAGCCCTATGGGCTCACGTCCAACCCACACCCAGGGGCCGAGGCCGTGGCGGCGTTTGTCGGCGGTGATCGATCACACGGCATCGTGGTCGTGGTGGCCGACCGGCGCTTTCGTCTGCAGGGGCTCGAGTCCGGCGAGGTCGCCCTGTACACCGACGAGGGCGATTTTCTGCACTTCAAGCGTGGCCGGGAAATCTCGATTGAAACCCTGACCTTGAACATCAAGGCCGCCACGGCGGTCGCGATTGAAACCCCGGTCATGCGTATCAAGGCCGCCACGGCGGTCGAGTTCGACACGCCACTGATCAGCACCACTGGCCGTATCGAGTCGGTCGGGGATCAGGTCGCCGCCGGTGTTAGCACGTCGCAGCACGTGCACGAAGGCTCGGACAAGAAGCCGGTCAAGGGGTAGCGCATGGCATTGATAGAGGGCGACGAAACCGACACGGCCTGGCGACGGGCAGCGGTGATCAGCCTGCTGACCTGGCGCCGGGCCGGCGCCGATGACCAGCTCGACGACGCCGAGCGGTTCGGCTGGTGGGGCGACAGCTTCCCCAGTCAGGCCGACGACCGTATCGGGTCGCGGCTGTGGCAGTTGCGCCGGCGCACGCTGAACGACGCCACGCTGCAGCAGGCGGAGGCCTTCGCGCGGGAGGCGCTGGCCTGGATGCTCGATGACGGCCGGGTCACCGCCGTTACGGTAACGGTGGCCCGGGGTATCGACCGTTTGAACATGGGGGTGGTGCTCACGTTGCGAGACGGGCGAACCATCGATCTGCGACTAGACAACTTATGGCAGGTGATCAATGCCGTTTAACACCCCCAGCCTGCCCGAGCTGATCAGCACCGAGCTGTCGCGCCTGGCGGGCTCCAGTGCGCTGCTGCGCTCTGACGCCGAGGTGCTGGCCCGCGTGCTGGCCGCCGCGTCGTATGGCCGCTACGGGCATCAGGCCTACATTGCCGACCAGATTTTGCCGGACACGGCAGACGAGGAAACGCTACTGCGCATGGCTCAAGCGCGCTTGAAGCGTGGCCGCCTGGAGGCGGTGGCCGCCACCGGTACCGCGACATTCGCCGGCGCGGCTTCGGCGCTGCTCGATGCCGGCACGCTGCTGCAGCGTGACGACGGCGTGCGCTTTCGAGTGACGACCACAACGACCCTGACCGGTTCGAGCGGTACCGCGAAGCTTGAAGCCCTGGATGCCGGCCCGCTGGGCAACACCCCGGCGGGCACTGTGCTGCGCTTCGTCTCTCCGGTGCTGGGCGTGAAAGAGACGGTTACCGTCGATGCGCCTGGCCTGCAGGGCGGCGTGGCCCAGGAGAGCATTGAGGCCCTGCGCGCCCGGGTGATCCGTTCTTACCGGGTGATTCCCCACGGGGGCAGCCAAAGCGATTACGTGACCTGGGCACTGGAGGTGGCCGGAGTTACGCGCGCCTGGGTCGTGCGGCACTGGATGGGCCCGGGCACCGTCGCGCTGTTCTTCATGCGCGACAGCGATATAGACCCGATCCCCAGCCCGGCTGCGTGCGACCTGGTGCACGCATACATCGAGAAAGAACGCCCGGTGACCGCCGAGTTGTACGTTCTGCCACCGGCCGAAAAGCCGGTGCAGTACGAACTGAAGGTCAGCCCCGACAGCAGCGCCGTGCGCCGTGCCGTAGAGGCGGCGCTGATCGATCTGCACAACCGCGAATCTGCCCTGGGTGGCGAGCTGCTGCTGTCGCACGTTCGCGAGGCTATCAGCGGCGCCACGGGCGAGCGTGACCACGACGTTATCAGCCCGGCTGGCAACGTCACGGCCGCCGCCAACCAGTTGCTGACCTATGGGGGTGTGCTGTGGCGATCATGACCGCGGAGCACTACCACGCGCAGCTGCGCCTGCTGCTGCCGCCTGGCCCCGCGTGGGATCGCGAATTCAACCCGGGGCTTGACGAGCTGCTGCAGGCGGGTGCCGAACTGCTGGCCAAGGAAGACTTGCGCGCCGCCGACCTGCTGGCCGAGTCCGACCCGTACACCGTGCGCGAGCTGGTACCGGACTGGGAGCGGGTAATGGACTTGCCCGATCCCTGCCTGGGCGATTCACCCAAGTTCGAGGACCGGCAGTTGGCCGTGCGCCGGCGCCTGGTCGAGGTCGGCGGGCAGTCGCCGGCGTACTTCGTCGAGCTGGCCATCGGCCAAGGCTACCCGCAGGCCCGGGTGATCGAGCACCGGGCGCCGCGCTTTGGTCGCGCACGTTTCGGCGGTGCGCACTTCGGCACCTGGGCCGCGCAGTTTATGTGGACGCTCGACACGGGCCCCCGGCGCCGCCTGGGGCGCCGCTTCGGGGCGGCGTACTTCGGCGAGCAGTTCGGGGGCAACCCGAGCGGCGCCCTGGAATGCGTACTACGGCGTGCTGCACCGGCGCATGCCGTCGAATCTATCAAGTATGGGGAGTAGAGATGGACTATCCAAAGAGTGTGCCTAACGTCGGCCTGGTCGATGGGCATTTTGTCGATGAGAACCCCGCCACGGGGCAGGTGGGGTCGCTGATCCCGGCCGCCTGGGGCGATGCGATCACGCGGGAAATCCTGAACGTGATCACCGCCGGCGGCCTGGTGCCGAGCGAATCGAACGTCACTCAGTTGCTGCAGGCGATCCTGGTTATCGCGGCATCTGACAACAAGCGTTCGGTGCGCGTGGCCACCACGGGACCTATCGCCCTGAGCGGCCTGCAGACAGTTGACGGGGTGCAGCTGGTCGCCGGTGACCGGGTGTTGGTGAAGAACCAAGCCAACGCTGCACAGAACTGGATTTTCGTGGCGGCCGCCGGGGCCTGGCAGCGCGCCCAGGACGCTGACGACAGTATCGAATGCATCCCGGGGCACTTTGTGCCGGTGCAGGCCGGTACGGCCAACGCCCTGACGGTGTGGCAACTGACGAACAGCACGCCGCCGGTACTGGGCACCACGCCGTTGACCTTCGCATTGTCCCAGGGCAAGACCGGTGTGACTGCCGGCACGTACCGGCAGGTGACGGTGGATGCCTTGGGGCGGGTCATGGCTGGCTCTAACCCCACCACCCTGGCGGGTTACGGCATCACAAATGCTTACACCGCTACGGAGGTTGATACGGCTTTGGGCTACAAGGCCAATCTGCAGAATCCGGTTTTCACCGGAGTTCCGCGTGCTGATACCGCCGCTCCGGGTACGAACACAAACCAGCTTTCTACCTGCGCGTTCGTGCTGGCCACGGTTAACGCGGTGATCGGTGCAGCACCTGGTGCGCTGGATACCCTTGTGGAACTGGCTGCGGCGCTGGGTAATGACCCGAACTTTGCAACTACCATCACCAACGCGCTGGCAGCCAAGGCGCCGCTACTGAGTCCGGTCCTGACGGGGAATCCAACCGCACCCACGCCCAGCCTGGCCGACCGTACTGATCGGGTGGCCACTACGCAGTTCGTGGGGCAGGTGCTGGCTGACCTGATGGCCGACCCGTGGGCAATGCAGCCGATTGGTGTGCCGATCCCGGTGTTTGCGGGTGCTGCTGAGCCCCCAAGGGACAAAGGCTACCGCTACATCAAGTTGACCTACGGTGACGCTTACAACACCGGTGTTCTGACCGGTGAGGTTATGACCGGGGTGGCGCCGCTGGTGGTTTCTTATGGCCGGGTCGCTTTGGCCGGCAGTCCGATCAACGGCAATACCGTCTACTTGCTCAACACCGAGCGGCGCTACATCCGTCCGGGCGGTGCCGGCGCGCTGCAGAACGACGCGGTGCAGAACATCACAGCGGCTCTCAGTGGGCAAATCTCAACTGCCACGGCTGTTACGCCGAGTGGCGCGTTCAGTGGTACCGCGCCGAGCTGGTCGGCGGGGGTAAACGTCGAGGGTCGAGGCATTGAAAATCTGACGTTCGACGCGTCGCGGGTGGCGCGGACGGACAACGAAACACGCACGAAGAACATCGGTGCCAACTTGTACATGAGGATCAAGTAATGCCGTATGCGGCCAATGGGGCAATTTCCCCCGAGCCCTTTCCCGGGGCGATTGAAATTACCGATGAACAGCACCTGCAGGCGGTCGAAGGCATGTGCAACGGCATGGCGGTCAGCATCGAAGGTGGTGTGTTTTCCCTGGCCTTTCCGCCGGCGCCCGAGCTGCCGCCAGAAGTGCCGCCGACCCCGGATGAACTGCGCGCTGCAGCGTTGGCCCAGCGTGACGGGCTGATGGCCGTCGCCACAGCGCGCATGGCACCGCTGCAGGATGCCGTTGACCTGGGCGAAGCAACTGCCAGTGAAGAAGCGGTAATGCTGAGTTGGAAGCGCTATCGCGTGGCCTTGAACCGCATCGAGCTGCAGCCCGAGTTCCCGATTGTCGACTGGCCGGCATCCCCCGAAACCACCGCCTAAAGCCCCGCACTGACGGGGCTTTTTCTTTCCCGCCATTATTTGAGGAATACGTTGTATGGCTATCACCGAGCGGCAACTGCTGCAGATCCTCCCCAACGCCGGCACCAAAGCCGGCGTTTTTGTACCTGCCCTGAATGCGGCCATGGGCAAGTACGCCATCGTTACCCGCCTGCGTGTCGCGGCCTTCATCGCGCAGATCGGCCATGAGTCCGGCCAGTTGCGCTATGTCCGCGAGCTGGGCAGCAATGACTACCTTTCCAAGTACGACACTGGGAAGCTGGCCAAGGCGCTGGGCAATACACCAGAGGCCGATGGTGACGGGCAAAAGTACCGGGGCAGGGGGCTGATTCAGGTTACTGGTATGGCGAACTACGAAGCCTGCAGCGAGGCTTTGTTCGGCGACAGCCGATTACTCAATAACCCTGAGCTGTTGGAGCACCCGGTGTACGCGTGCCTTTCGGCAGGCTGGTATTGGCATCGAGCCGAATTGAACACTCTGGCAGACAAAGGGGCATTCGTGCTGATCACCAGGCGCATCAATGGGGGCATCAATGGCCTGGCCGACCGGGAGGTGCTGTATGAGCGCGCCTTGAAGGTGCTGCAGTGAAGGCCCTGGATTACCGCATAGCGTTCTTCACGATACTGCTAGGGGCTGCACTGGGTGCCTGGGCGGCCTGGCAGTGGCAGGGTTACGCATACGGCATACGGCTGGCTGACCAGGCGTTGGAGTATCGACGCGAGCGAGAAGCTGCGGCGCTTGCAGCGCTTGACCAGTTGGACTTGCAGCAGACCCGTCGACGTGAGCTGGAAGATCGCCTGCAGGCGAACGATCAAACCCACTACAAGGAACTAAAAGATGCGCAACAAGCTCAGTCTCGCCTGCGTGACCGCCTTGCCACTGCTGATCTGCGGTTGTCAGTCCTACTCGACGCCCCCACGAGTTGTGACAGTGGGGTGCCAGCCACCACCGGCGCCGGCGGCTTGGTTTATGGAGCCACAAGAGCCGAACTTGACCCAGCGCATGCTCGACGAATTATCAGCATCACCGATGCGGGCGATCAAGGACTTATCGCATTGAAGGCCTGTCAAGCCTACATTCGTGAAGTGACAAACTAATTAGAAAGTGAACCAAGGTGGCACCATGATCCGTTAGATGGGGAATATTCAAGTTCTCATTGTTTGTTTTTTTGGCTATGGTAGATCGATCAATGATCTAGCTTAGGGAGCAGGCCTGAAAATGTATGATTCTTTGGAAAAATTTGCTCCCAAAGGTCGGGCGAACTGTTTATGTGGGTCCGGTGAGCGATACAAAAATTGTTGCAAAGAGCATTGGCCGAGGTACGGATTGAAAGATAATCAGTCCATAACTTCTGTGCAGCGACTGAAAAAAAGAAGGGCTCACTTAACGTGGTATCGCTTGTGTCATGTTGCGCATACAGCCCCCTTGATGGCTGTTGAGTCAGGTACAGTGCGATTGTTGGAACTGGACTTGAAAGCCTTGCAGGGGATTGTGCGAGAAATATTTCATTCATATAAGGAGTGCGGGCTTGTCGAACGATATCCTGCCATGTTACGTGAGTTGTCGAGAGCGATCGACGATGAGCGGTGGGGATGGGTACTAGCTGGGGAAGAAGCGTTATTTTATATGGTTGTTGCTGAAGATTATAAAGTCGCTCAAAAGATTCTTGCGATTTATAATTGGCGAGACATTGATGTGTCTGAGTTTTTGGAAGTGTATTTGGATGCATTTTCTGAGAAGCTTTTACATGTGGAGTGTATTGAGATTGCAACCAGAATTGTTGAGTTGACAGCCTGTGCATCATCGAGGTTCCATTATCAGTTTGTCATCGCATGCCAATACTTCCTTCTTAAGGAAACTCTGAAAAAGACTTTCTGATTTGGCAAAATACCGCGACCCCACCCACCGAGTTTCCCGATGAAGCAGATGACCTTCGCCGACGCCGAGTACGCTGGCAAGCGCAAGCAAACCCGCAAGGAG